CAAATATAAGGTTGGATTAAAACACTCAAATTTAATTCCATCATTAGTAAAAGCAATACAAGAACTAAAAGCAGAAATAGAAATATTAAAAAATAAATAATTATCTTTGTAAAAATATTAAACAATGGCAAATTTTTATAAATGGACAATAAATCAAATGAACGCCCGTATCGAAGAAGATGGGAATCAAAACGTAATCTACACAGTACATTGGACGTATACCGCTCAAGACGACAAAGACTCGCAATACACCGCTAGTCAAATAGGAACTTACTCTTTACAGTATGATCCGTCAACACCTTTTGTTCCTTACGCTGATGACCAAGGATTTGAGAATGTGGTTATTAGCTGGTTAAAAGCAGGGCTACCTGTAGGTGATATGGAAGCAAGTTTGTCTAAACAAATAGATTTAGAGAAGCATCCTATTGATGAAGATTTATACTTCACATGGGATAACCCAGTTCCTCCAACACCGCCTGAAGAATAGTAATATATTTACTATATTTACATAAATAAAATTAACATTAAAAATAAATTAAAATGAGTGAAATTAAATTAAGTGAAGACGAATTAAAAAAAATTCAAGAACTAAACCAAGACTTTACTAAAGCTAAACTAGAGATTGCTGACAATGTGTTAAGACAGCAAATGAATCTAAAAACTTTAGAAGACTTAAGAGGTGCGTTTGGTATTGAAGAGAAAAAATTAGCGGAGAAATATGGGCAAGATGCTGTTATTGATTTAGCAACAGGTATTGTCACTAAAAAACCGCAAGCAGTAGAAGCAGAACCTATAAAATAAAACAATGGCTAGAATAAGTAATACCACAGCGTACTCAAGTATAATTCCTACACTGCCGGATTACTTTGTGCTAACTGATGCAGAAAACAATTTAAACACTAAAACTTGTACGTTAGAAAACTTACAAACTTTATTTGGTTTAAACACTACGTCTGTTACAATAGCTATTCCAGAAACTTATTTAAAAGTAATTGCAGCACAACCGTACACATTACTAGCTCCTCCTGGAGATGGTTATGTGTATGATGTTAGTGAAATTGTAAGCTTAATGATTCCAGGATCAACTCCTTATAATTTTGTAAACACTTTAAATATAACGCAAGGCGCTATTCAAGAGCCGTTGCCACTACTTTTATTAAATGCTGCAAGTAAAAAAGTATATAAAAATGATCCTTCACCTGCTGAGTTTATTGTAGAAAACGCAGGAATAACGTTAGGTGGTTTGGCTAGTCCAAGCGAAGGTAACGGAACTTTATATATAAATATTACATACAGAAAGCTAAAATTAGATTCTACATTTTAATTAAATGGACATTAGAAAGATTTCAATAGGAGCAGACTATAAGTCTGGAGCCATGCATTACATAGTAGGGCAGGACGTTCTTGGAGGATCTTATGTTATTCATTTAATCCAGCACGACTCAGGCGCAAGTTCATATAAGATTTGGATAGAAAAAAATAAAGAAATTGTTATATGGAAAGAGTTTAAAACTACCCTACCTATTTCTATCGAATATAATATAAACTTTTAATGCAATCCCCATTCTCATTTATCGTACGTCCTGTAAATGGCACTAGGTATGATAACGTAAAGAAAATAGGAGACTTAGATTTTTTAATTAGTGTATCTAAAGAAGATCACAAAGCAGCTAATCGCTATGCGCAAGTGGTGTCAACTCCAATAAATTATTCAGGAGATGTTAATATAGGAGACATACTTTTAGTACATCATAATGTTTTTAAATATTACAATGACATGTACGGGCGTGAGAAAAGTGGTAAAAGCTTTTTTAAAGACGATTTATTCTTTATTGACTTTGATCAATTTTTTTTGTATTATAATAAAGAAGAGTGGAAAAGCCATTCTAAATATTGTTTTATAAAACCTATTCCGCCAAAAAAATCTTTTTTAGGAAAGACTGGTAAAGAAGAACCTCTTATGGGTATTGTTAAATATAATAACCAAGAGTTAAAAAACTTAGGTGTAAGGGTGGGAGACGAAGTGTCTTTTACTCCAGAGTCTGAGTATGAGTTTTATATAGAAGATGAAAAACTATATAGAATGTTTACAGATAACATAACTATGATTATGTAAATGGATATTAAAGAAATTAAAGAACAAATAATAAAAGCTGGTGAAAAAGCTGTTATACAATTAATAAAGGTAGCTAAAGAAGATATTATTAAATACGATAAGGATGATGAGTTAGCTGCTGACAGATTAAAGAATGCTGCCGCTACTAAAAAGCTTGCCATCTTTGACGCTTTTGAGATCCTTAAAAGAATAGAAGACGAAAAGCAATTATTAGAAGGTGGTGATATAAAGAAAAATAATACCCCTAAAGGATTTGCTGAATCAAGATCTAAATAACTTATATACTACACTAACTAGAGTAGTTCCAAAAAATGTTTTATCTACAAAGAATAAAGCAAGAACTTGGACTTATGGTTATAATGAAAAATATAATTTTGTCGTTATATCTAAGTCAGGTCAAATAGGTGATGTCATAGAAATAAATGGCCTACATATTGCATTACCTAAAACTCCTACGAATGTTTATTCAAGATCCAAAAAAAAAGAAGATCAGTATTGGGAAGCGCATGAAATAAGTAAAGAACTAAAAAGAATACAGTCAATATTTCAATGGCATGAAGCTCCAATACAATTCAAAAACAAATGGGTGGATTATATCGAACAAGAGTTTGATAGGAGAGAAGAAGGTTTTTGGTTTATGAATAACGGTGTTCCTACTTATATTACAGGAACACATTATATGTATTTACAATGGACAAAGATTGACGTTGGCCATCCAGACTTTAGAGAAGCAAATCGTTTGTTCTATATATTCTGGGAGGCATGCAAAGCTGATAAAAGAAGTTTTGGTATGTGTTATTTAAAAATAAGACGTTCAGGGTTTTCGTTTATGAGCTCGTGTGAAGGTGTTAACACAGCGACAATAACTAAAGATTCTAGAATAGGTATACTATCAAAAACTGGTGCGGATGCAAAGAAGATGTTTACAGATAAGATAGTGCCAATATCAAACAACTATCCTTTCTTTTTTAAACCTATACAAGATGGTATGGATAAGCCTAAAACAGAATTGGCTTATAGAGTTCCAGCTTCTAAGATTACTAAAAAGAATATGTATACAGTAAGTGAAGAGGAGCTTGAGGGATTAGATACAACAATTGACTGGAAGAATACATCTGATAACAGTTATGATGGTGAGAAGCTACAGTTATTGTTACACGATGAAAGTGGTAAATGGGAGAGGCCAGAGAATATATTAAACAACTGGCGTGTAACCAAAACATGTTTAAGATTAGGTAGTAAAGTCATAGGAAAATGTATGATGGGATCTACATCAAATGCGTTAGATAAAGGTGGTAGAAATTTTAAAGATTTATTTGAGTCATCTGATTGCAGAAACAGAAACTCTAACGGACAAACAAAAAGCGGTTTATATAATCTGTTTATTCCTATGGAGTGGAATATGGAAGGGTTTATTGACATGTATGGCATGCCTGTATTCAAAAATCCAGACAAACCTATCAAAGGGATAGACAAAGAACCTATAATACAGGGCGCTGTAGATTACTGGACTAATGAGGTTGAATCATTAACTTCGGATCCTGATGCTTTAAATGAATTTTACAGACAGTTTCCTAGAACAGAGTCACATGCGTTTAGGGACGAAAGTAAACAATCATTATTTAACTTAACAAAAATATACCAGCAAATAGATTATAATGATTCTATAAACATGGGACATTTTATGACACAAGGATCGTTTCATTGGAAAGATGGTATAAAAGATTCTAAGGTAATCTGGAGCCCAAATAAAAGAGGTAGATTTTTTGTAACTTACATCCCTAAAGCTTCTCTTCAAAACAATGTAATTACGAAGGGCGGAAAGATGTATCCAGGGAATGAACATATTGGATCGTTTGGTTGTGACTCTTATGATATTTCAGGAGTTGTAGTAGGTAAAGGTTCTAACGGAGCTTTACATGGACAGACAAAATTTAATATGGATGATGCGCCTAGTAATGAATTCTTTTTAGAATATATTGCCAGACCTCAAACCGCTGAGATATTTTTTGAAGAAGTTTTAATGGCGTGTATATTTTATGGCATGCCAATATTATGTGAAAATAATAAACCTCGTTTATTGTATCATTTTAAAAATAGAGGATACCGAGGCTTTTGTTTAAACAGACCGGATAAAACTTATAATAAGTTATCTAAGACTGAAAGAGAATTAGGAGGTATTCCAAATTCATCTGAAGATGTTAAGCAATCTCACGCCTCAGCGATTGAGTCGTATATTGAGAAATATGTAGGATTAGATTTTGAAGGAGATTATAGAGAAAAAGACGATATAGGTAGTATGTATTTTCAAAGAACACTAGAAGACTGGGCTAAATTTGACATAACAAACAGAACAAAGTTTGATGCTGCAATTAGTTCTGGTTTAGCAATTATGGCAAATCAAAAGCACTTGTATACACCCGTTCAAAAACAATCAAAAATAAGCATTAACTTTGCAAGATATAACAACAAGAACTCAGTAAGTCAATTACTTAATAAATGAAAGAAGTAACAATAGATATCCAGGCTGCTGCATTTCCAGATCAATTTGTTTCTGACGCTACAAAAGACACTGTAGAGTACGGATTACAAATAGGTCAAGCAATACAATACGAATGGTTTAGAAGAGACAGCGGCTCATGTAGATTTTATAGTCAATGGAGCGAGTTCATGCGATTACGTTTGTATGCTAGAGGAGAGCAATCCGTAGCAAAATATAAAAATGAATTAGCAATAGATGGCGACTTAAGTTATCTGAATTTAGATTGGTCACCCGTACCTATAATCCCAAAGTTTGTCGACATCGTAGTAAACGGAATGTCAGACAGACTTTTTAAGGTTAAGGCCTACGCTGAGGATGCATTGTCTGCTGAGAAAAGAAATGAGTTTCAAGAAATGGTAGAAGGTGAAGTATTAGCAAAACCTTTATTTGAACAACTACAAGCAGATTTTAATGTTAATGCATTTACATTGAATCCAGATGAACTACCAGAAAGTGATGATGAAATGGAGTTGTTCATGCAAATGAAATACAAGCCTGCTATTGAAATAGCACAAGAAACGGCTATTGATACGTTAATGGCTGAAAACCATTATAATGATATTAGAAGTAGAGTTGATTACGATTTAACAACAATAGGTATTGGAATTACTAAACATGAATTTTTACCTGGCTCTGGTGTTAAACTAGATTATGTAGATCCAGCTAACGTTGTTTATAGTTATACGGAAGATCCGTATTTTAAAGATTGCTTTTATTGGGGTGAAATAAAAACAGTTCCAATGACGGAACTAATTAAAATTGATCCAGATCTGACAAATGACGATTTAAACCAGATTGCTAAGTACAGTCAATCATGGTATAATTATTTTAATAATGCGCAGTTTTACGAGAACAGCATGTTCTACAGAGATACTGCAACATTAATGTATTTTAATTATAAAACAACACATTCATTTGTCTACAAAAGAAAAAAATTAGCAGACGGATCATACAAGACGGTTGAAAAAGATGATCAGTTTAATCCTCCTCAGGAAATGATGGAAGAAGGAAAGTTTGAAAAGGTAACTAAAAGAATTGACGTATGGTATGATGGTGTTATGGTTATGGGAACTAATATTGTTCTGCAATGGAAATTATCTGAAAACATGGTAAGACCTAAATCCTCTAACCAATTTGCTATGCCTAATTATGTTGCATCAGCACCTAGAATGTATAAAGGATCATTAGAGTCTTTAGTTAGAAGAATGATTCCGTTTGCAGATTTAATTCAAATGACTCACCTTAAAATTCAACAAGTTGTATCAAGAGTTGTGCCAGACGGTGTGTTTATTGATGCAGATGGTTTAAACGAAGTTGATTTAGGAACTGGGAGTGCATATAATCCTGAAGATGCATTGCGCTTATACTTTCAAACCGGTAGTGTAGTTGGTAGAAGTTATACTCAAGATGGTGAATTTAATAATGCTAGAGTTCCTATACAACAACTTACTTCAAATAGCGGGGCTAGCAAAATGCAAATGCTTATTGCTAACTATAATCATTATTTAGATATGATTAGAGCAGTAACTGGATTAAATGAAGCCAGAGACGGATCAACACCAGATCCTAACTCTTTAGTCGGTGTTCAAAAATTAGCAGCTTTAAATTCTAATACAGCAACTAGGCATGTACTTCAAGGTAGTTTATATATAACAAGAACAATAGCAGAATGTTTAGCTATTAGAACAGCCGACATATTAGAGTATGCAGATTTTAAAGATGAATTTGCTATGCAAATAGGAAAGTATAATTTAAAAATATTAGAAGATATAAAAGATTTGTACTTGTACGACTTTGGTATATTTATAGAAATGGCTCCTGATGAAGAACAAAAAGCTATGCTTGAGCAAAATATTCAAATGGCATTATCACAAAAAGATATTAGCCTAGAAGACGCTATAGATATTAGGGAGTTAAATAATCTTAAAATGGCCAATCAGCTTTTAAAATTAAAACGTAAGAAAAGACAGGAAGCTGAACAAGCGCAGCGAGAACAAGAACAGCAAATGCAAGCACAAATGCAAATGCAAGCACAGCAAGCTAAATCTCAAGGAGAAATGCAAAAGATACAAATGGAATCTCAAGCTAAAATACAATATAGGCAAGCTGATGTTGCTTTTGAAATTGAGAAGCTTAAAAACGAAGCTCAACTAAAAAGAGAGTTGATGCAAACGGAGTTTGAGTTTCAAATGCAGTTAAAAGGCATGGAGCAACAAAACTTACAATCTAGAGAATCTGAAAGAGAAAAATCAAAAGATAAAAGGATAAGTCAACAATCTACACAAACATCTAAAATGATTGAGCAGAAAAAAAGAGACCTACCTGCAATAAATTTTGAATCAAACGAAGATAGTTTAGACGGTTTTGATCTAGCGGAGTTTGAGCCAAGATAGGCTAAAAAAATAATATAAATATTGTTTAACTTTGTATAAAATTTAATTAAATGGAAATAAAAGTAAAAGACCTTGGATTGGTTGAAGAAAAATCCCGTGCTGAAGTTGAAGAGCAACTTTTAAAAAAGCATGAAGAAAAGTTTGAAGACACTCCACAACAAGAACAAGTTGCGGAAAAAGTTAACATTAACGAACCTGTTCAGTTAGAAAAAACTGAACCTGTAGAAGATAAAACTCCGTCATTAGAGTTAAATGATGACAACGTTCTTTCTTATATTAAAGATAGATATAACAAAGACATAAATTCAGTTGATGAACTGTTTGCGGAAAAAGAGGCAAACGAACCATTACCTGAAGATGTGTCTGCGTATTTAAAGTACAAAAAAGAAACCGGTAGAAACATACAGGATTTTTACAATTTGCAAAAAGACTATGATTCAATGGATGACAATTCTGTACTTGCTAACTATTACTCTAACACTGAAGAAGGGTTAGACGCAATAGATATTCAAGATATTATTGAAGATAAGTTTGATTTCGATGAAGAAATTGACGATCCAAAAGATATTAAGAAAATTAAGTTAGCGAAAAAACGAGAACTTGCGAAAGCGAAAAAGTTTTTGAATGAACAAAAAGATAAATATAAAGTTCCTCTTGAGTCAAGTGGGGATGGATTATCTGCTGATCAAAAAGAAAATTTAAATGCTTATAAGAGTTATCTTGATGAATCTAAAACTGTTAAAGAGCAAAACGAAAAAAGGTATGATTATTTCTTAAATAAAACCAACGAGGTTTTTAACAATGATTTCAAAGGTTTTGATTTCAAAGTTGGTGAAAATAATTTTACTTACAAGCCAGGTACAGCTGATGAGGTTAAAAATGTTCAAAAAGACATTAGTAATTTTATTAATAAGTACACGGATGAAAAAGGTTTAATGTCAGATGCTAAAGGTTATCACAAAGCTTTATCTGTTGCCATGAATCCTGATAAGTTTGCTCAGTATTTTTACGAACAAGGTGTTTCAAATGCCGTAGACAATGTTACTAGAAAATCTAAAAACATTAATATGGATATGAGACAGGCTCCACAAGCCGTTTCAAAAGACGGTATGAAAATAAGGCCAGTTGGAAATACAGATAGTGGAAGAGGACTCAGAATTAGAAGTATTAAAAAAAGTTAAACTAAAAAAATTAAAAAACAATGGCAGTAAATTTAACCCCAGGTTTTGACTTACAACCAAGTGCACAACAAGTGCCTGTAAGTACAAACTACATCAATAATTTTGATTTCTTAAATCAGTATCTACCTGATACTTATGAAAAAGAATTCGAAAGATATGGTAACAGAACAATTGCATCTTTCCTTAGAATGGTTGGTGCAGAAATGCCTTCTAACTCTGACCTTATTAAATGGGCAGAACAAGGAAGACTACACA